ACGAGCATTGTACCGTCCTTGGATTGCAGTGTGGGAAACTCAGTCATGGGTTGCGTTCCTTTGACTCTTTAAGTATTGCAGGTAATGGGGGACTTTGCAATCCCCCCTGTGCAGGTTTTTAGACTGTCACACCTCGACGGTTTCCAGATCACCGTGCTTCAATGCTCGGTGAAGTTCACGACCCCAAGATGTTGCATTGCGGGATTCTTCATCAGACAGAAGATCAATCCAACGAACAGCAGCACCATCATCTTCAAAAGCGTAGTGATACACTTTGTCGGGATTGCTGTTAAAAATCACCAGCAGATCATAGGTTCCTTCCTGTTCACCAGAGATCACAGAAAGTTGAGAGATTGCGCTGCTATTCACAGACTGATGAACAAAAGTGCGGGAAGCGGTTGCAGTGGTCATGTCGTTGTTGTTTTTGACTCTTTTAATATACAGGATTTTGGGGGGGAAAACCAGAGAGTGTGCCAGAGATTTGACTGGCACACCTCTTCAATTCTTTACATCATCGTGCGTAAAGATAACCTCCCGACCAATCACAATTCTTCAGAATATTCTCGCGCTCACTGATCATTCTCAGATCGTAACGTACACCTTTTGCTGGTGCTTTCCATGATGCAGACTTATAAACTTCTCCAGTTTGCTTATCAATGAAGCAATGCACACTTCTTTGACCGCCACCATCAATCATGATGACTTTGTGATACTTTTTACCAGTCTCAACAGTATAATCAATGTCACAATCACCGTTCTTCATTTCATCAATCTTGCGTTGATGATATTCTTTCGTTGTAGGATCATCAAGATGGCGTTGATGTCCGCGAACACAATACTCAACGTAATTGTGCTTCAATGCTTCAATCAGCATTTGCGTCCACTTCACAACATTTTCAGCAATTTGTTGCTTTGCTTGTTGTTGAGCGGGGAAATCAATGAAAGCGACTGTCATTTGCTTGAATTGCTTTGACTCTTATAGAATACATGATTCTGAGCACTGTGCTCATTTACTGTGACACTTCTACAACTGTCACCAGGTTCCTCTTTGAACGTGAATCTTTCTGATTTCTTGATAAAGGAACTGACGAAGTTTAGTGTCGGAAGTGTTATCAAAAGCATAATGCAACCTTGCTAAGTATTCATCTTGTGTTGCACCAATGCTACCATCACCACCAATGTCATTGAGTGATGAACCTCCGATAGATTTTCTCCTACCAAAGTTTCCTGTGATGTTTCCAGTTGTTCTCAACTGTGGTTTGATCTTTGAAAGGTTAGAGTAAGTCATCGGGGAAACTTGTGTTTACAATCAGGACACAACCAGTGGTTAATTCGATCTTCATGAAGCAACTCAACTCCTATCACACGACTATAGAAATAAGGAGGAGAATACCGATCCCAAAGATCTTCTGGAATGTGTTTTTCAACCCAGTTAGCACCACATTCAGGACAATTCTCAAGTTTGGTGATGTCAGTGTAGTTCACTTAGTTTTATTCACCTCAGCAGGAACATCTGGAGCATCAAAACCTTTTTTGATTTCATCACCTTTAACAAAACCAATTCCACCCAAAAGGAGAGCAAGTGCAACAACTGCTGCTGCTCTTTTGTTACCTAAACCATCATCACGTTCGTTATACTCTTCGATGGTTTGACCAGTTACTTTTTGTCCGATCCATGTACCAGCAGCACCACCCAAACCCATCAGAATCCATGGAGTAAATGATACGAACGCCCAACCTACTGCAACTAAACCGATCAAACCTACAGTTCCTCCAACATCACCAATCCCAGAACTTGATGTAGATTCTCCACGAACTTGCCGCAGATTTATTATTTGCTCTGCACCATAGATTCTCTTTAGTTGTTGTTCTGCACCTTGAAATGTATTAGATTGAACTTCCAGTTCTTGATAACCAGAAGAAGAACCTAACCAACACTTTGCTCTCCAGCGACCCATGAGTTTTCTCTTTGATTGTTTGGGAAATGATAATTAAACTAAGACAAGTTCGGGTGCAGGAGAAACATTATAAGTGAATCGTTTTGCTTCAATAGATGCACCAGCAGCACCAAGTTCATCTACAACTTCCCAGAAATCCTCACCTTCTTCGATTACAACATAACCGAAAGTTCCAGGATTTGAAAGTTGCTGGCGACCATTCTGTTTTGCTTCTTCAAGGTTATAGAATCGTTCCTTACGATTCCACCAACCAAGACGTGCAACATCTTCACTTGGACCGAAAGAGATTGTGATGTAATCAGTCATGATTCAAACAGAAGGTTCAACGGAGATTTCTTTAATGTTCAGTCCACAGAGTTGATTGTAGACCCTGTTTTGTATCTTCAGACAGTTATTTGCGTTTGCCCGATCTACAGTGACCAATTTATTCAGTTTTGCTTTTTCGTGCCAAATGGTCACACATCCGTCGTTGGTTTCAACACGAATACGATAGTTTTTCATTTGCGAAGAAAGTGTTGGACGAGAAGAACATTTGCTGCTCCTAAAGAGTAAGCAACGAGAACTAAGATTCCAGCAGTTGCCATCAGTACAGAAGACAAAAGGAACCACAGAACTTACGAACCCATTGCAGTGTATCATAGTGACTGCGGGGTTTCGACATTACCATGCTTTTATTGGTCTCAGGATTGAGAGCAATAGCAACATACTGATGACCACATTCTTGCCATTCAGGAGTCACTTGCTGAATGAACATCTGGCGGACGGTTCCTTCCTTCCAGTTGGTAGTGTAATGAAAAACCATTGGGTTGCGTGGTTTGATTCAACAAAGTCATTATAAACGCGCCAGAGACGATCCTGGCGCGCCTGGTGGACACTCCGGTGACTGTCCTTATATCTACTTGTTTTCTGCTTCAGTTTCTGCTTTGCCACTAAACTTTCTCTTTTTGTTTTTTTTAGTTTCTTTTTCAATCTCTCTTGCAAGTAATACTCTCTTCAGTTTCATCCTATTGCTCAACGCAGGAGGATTGCCAAGTGCAGATGCCATTGTCATTCCAATCCCTTCTCCAATTTCAACTTCTTCCTTATTCATTAACTGACTTGCAAGTTCATTTGCTCTTTTCTGTTGACCTTTATAAAGTTTTTTCATTGCATTTCCAGTTGCTTGTGCAGTATCACGATCTGCTACTGTTTTGATCTTACTGCGAATTGTATTTGCTTGTCTACGTTTCTTTGGATCAGGTGAATTGCTCAGAACATTTGCTCTTCTTTCTGCTTTCTCTTCACCAGTCTTGCCAGAGTATCTGAAATCACCTGCTTGTCGAGTAACAGGAACTTTTGCCTCACAAATTGACATAAACTCTTCAAATGTTCTTGCTCTTGGATTATAGTATGGATTCACATCGGATCTATACTGTGTTCCACCTACATTCTTACCAAGATGTTTTTCTTGTCTTCTCTTCTTTTCAAGTTCATACTGCTGCTTAGCAGTTCTTGGTTTAGGAATGGGTTTTCCAGTGATTCCCACAACAGTTTGATCCTTTGCCTTTGACATTGTACCAATACTTTTTAGGTATTTATTAAAAAAGACCACCCGAAGATGGTCTCAAATACTTACCAGTTTTTGGGTGTCACAAAGTTTGCATGAGAGAATACTTCACGATCAACGATCTTATAACTTCCAAACTGATTATGAATTACAAATCCTTCATGAAAACTATCTTCACCATTGATAGAACATTCGATCTGATCCATTTCATGAATGAACATGAACATGTCTGTCTTGATCGAATACACAAGTTTCCACAATCGGATCAGATTCTTATCACAATCACATTTTTCTGCAATTTCATCTTCATTCACAATCCGTTGCTCTCTGATGCAAGCATTGATCTCCTTTTTGATTTCTGATGCTTTGCGAACAGTCACAAACTCACATAGAGTGCTCATTTGCTTGGCAAACTTACACACATCCTCCAAATCCTCACGATAAGGATTCAGTTCTACATGAGGTTGCACAAACAGAATATTTTTGGTGCTTGTGAGTTTGGATTGCAGAGGGGTAGCAAATACATCACGGAGATCATCACCACCACCATAAATTGTGTGAGGTGCGACAATGATTTTCTCTTTGATTACTTTGGGGAAGCGATAAGTGATAGTATTTGGCTTATATTCTTGAGAACCTCCTGCCCCAATCCAATCACCTTGAATAACTAATTTTGTGCGAGGAAGATAATCAAAGCAAAGATGTAGGATTTCTGCTACTCTACCCGTATAAAACTTATCAATATCTTTGTGTGAATGTGCAATCTTAATCTTTACTTTATTGAAGACAGATTTAGTACCCACAAACCATTTACCATTTGCTGGATTAGTTCCCCACACAAGTGCAGGCGAACCATCCATCTTGGTGCTGATGATAGAGTTAGGTTCGGCAAACCAATCAAGAACCGAAAGATCACCCGTCAGGATGCTATCTTCAGGATGTTCGATGTGTTTGTTCTGAGTCATGATAAGTTTGTGAACAGTTAAAGTATAAAACCACTTCAGCACCTTTGAGAACTGAAGTGGTCAGTTTATTAAATGTCTTCTTTGAGTTTATCTTGTGCAGATTTACTGATCTTGCACACCATATCATTAGCGTAAAAGTATTTTACCCTTTCACGACGAGCAGCAATCAAGAGATCGTATTCTTCTTGTTGCTGTTTGGTGAAAGTGAAATCTTGACGACGCCAAGTTTCTTTCAGTTCTCGGATGTGCGGAAGAACATTAACGGTGTCGGTCATAATCAGTAATCGTAATTGGAGTTCAGAAAAGCATTGAAAGTTTGAGTGTCTTCATCTTCATCGAAGAGACCATCAAGATCTGCTTCAGTGAAATCAAATCCAGCAGACTCTTCAATTTGAATGTCATCAAAGTGGTTCATTGGTGTTCCTCAACTGAACAAATGTAATATACAGGAGATTGGGGTGCTTGTGTGAGAATGGTGGACGGTTTCCTAACTGTCCTTGAGTTCTCTCTTGATTTCTTTCTTTAGTTCTTCTCTTTCTGATTCTCTCTCTTTTCTTTCTTGTTGGTCAGCATGATAACCTGAGACACGTTCTCTTTGTGATACAATTTGATCTTTTCTTTTTTGATTCAACTCTCTTCTTCTTGATTCAATGTCTTCTTCAATTTTTTTAATTGACTTTGCTACTCTTTTAGCATGTTTTTCTACTTTCTTTCCACCACTCTGATCCAATACTTGCTTCTTAATTTCTTTCTTTGTTGCCTTACGTTTTGGTCCTTCATAAGATTGCAGTGTGTAAGTTAGAGTACCACTAGAATCCCTATTCACAGTTCCAGAAACTGCATGTGGAGGAGTGTCAGGTTTCTTACCTTCACAGATTTCGTAGAACTCTCTAAATGTCAGCATCTTTCTTGTTTTTTGAGTATTTATTCAAACTCAAACGGTTTGTTAGACTTTCTTGGTTCTGGTGTTTGATAATCTGGAAGTGTTGAAGCATCAATCACAACCTCAACTTTTTGATTCTTGTCTATTGGAAAATGATTAACTCGAATTACACCATAGATGATAAAGAAGTTTGTGATAAGAATTTGAGATGTGATTAGTAAGCGAATAAGTGCTACCTTATCTGCTTCTTTGTCACATTTGCTTGCTTTTTCTCCCAGTGCTTTAGCAAGCAATCGCCAAGCATTTTTCTTCTTCTTCATAAATTGATTGACGAGACTTAATGTATTGTAGTTCTTTCCACTGACTATTATAGCAAATCACCAGCAATCTTTCATTTCTGTGAATGGGACAACATTCAAGATTTACTTCATCCTTTGGTCGAACAACGTATTCAATGGTAATATATTCTTTGTCCTTAAAATAAACCCAACCTTCAACACCTTTGCTCCACTGCACATAATCATTGACTTGTGGTTCGTAAGAGTTCATACAAAAAACTGTTCGATTCCTTGATATTTAATCGGCATAGATGTGTAGTTTCTTGTGTCCTCAATTCTTACACAAGCACCGATGGTCTTACTGTTAACTGGGGCGAAGTATTCTCCAGTTTTGGTGTTGTAAAAAGAGTGAATAGTTCTGGTTTGAGCGCCACCATTATAGACAAACTTACGAGTGTTGCATAACCAGATGCTAACAACATTCTTTTTAAATTCTTCTGCTTCATAAAAATACCCCTGAGGAGGGGAATGGCAAAAAGTTGATGGTAGTTCAACAATCATACTCTCTTTCTACAGTTAGAAGAGAAATCAATGTTTTGAGTTTGGCAATCTCTTGCTCTTGGTCGCTAATTTTATTTTGAAGACGTGCGATTTGTGCTTGATACTGTTCTTTCAAATCAAACAGCATTTTGTTTGTGTGTGCAACGTGGTGTGTCATAATCAGGTGGTAAAGGACTCAACAACAACAGAATCTACATCTTCAGCAAGAGCATAAGTTCTTGCATTGACTACTTTTT